GAACGGCCATCACCAGCGGTGGGGCCTTGACGAATACCAAGCTGCTCATCAAGCTGGCGCATAGCTTCAGCGCTGTTTAAACGGCGTTGCGGCATTTGTGCATCATACGAACCGCCGGGGTCGCCGGTTACATTGCCAGAGTAACGAGTGCCACGTGGACCGCCTTGACCCGCAATTCGACCTTGACGAACATCTGGGTTGTATTGGTCGTCCTTCATGGGACGAGCGGGAGTGCGACCGCCAGATGATGGACGACGAACAGGAGCCGTGCCAGATTCCCAGCCGGGTTCTTTTTGCTCCATCAAACCAGCATAGCGCACATCTGGGTTGTATTGATCATCGCCTGAAACAGGAACGCCCACACGGCCTTCAACAGGAACGGAAGAACCGTCCTGTTTCTTGCTTAGGAGCATGCCCAACGCGCCAAGAGCCGCTAACCCGGCCAGATCTTTTCTACGAGCCATGATGGCCTCCTATTAACAGGCTTTGCCGCCGTATGCCATTTTCTTGGTTGCGCCGCCTTTTTTCATGCCCAGAGGCTTAGATGCGGACATCTTGGGCATCATGCCTTTGGTCTTGCCTTTGGCGGCGATACCATCTTTGCTGGGAGCAGCAGTGCGGACTGCGCCCATCTTGGCGTTGGTGATACCTTTGTTCATCGATTTAGTAGCCATGATTTGGCCTCCTTTTTTGAAAAGAGCTTCTTTCCCGTGGTGGGTTTCAGCGCGGTTTGTGACCTGACGGTCTGGGCGAGTCTTTGGAGCGCCAGCCCCAAATTTTTTACCTTTATCTGCCTGTGTAAACTCTTTACCGACAGACTGTGGAATACCAAGCTGTTTAGCTTTTGCGGGGTTGTTGGCGACCATCGCCATCAGGTTGTGTTGTTTTTGATTAACTGAGGGCACTTCTGTTCTCCCGGATCATCAAATCAATCTTGTCGTTCAATTTGTCGAACCGCTGGTCGATATGAGCTACTATTTTGTCGATCTCTGCCTGCGTCACATTGTCCCGAGCTATCTCTTCTCGGGTCCTGTTTAACAGGATCTGCAATCGATTTAGCTCTGCTGACTTTTCCCTCAGATTCCAACTTAGTAACCCGATGAATGTAGTCAGCAAGGCGTTCCATAGCATCATTTCCATTTCAGCAGTTCCAAGCCCTTAAGCTTTTATTGATGCGGCTGTTGGGATCTTTGGCTGTTTTGGCCGAAGTAAGCTTCTTCTTCATCCCAGTCATTCTGGCGCAGAAAGAGTCGCGACGGCTTCCGCCCTCGGGTTGAGGTGGCTTCAGGTTCATGCCCTGCTTTTTGGCAGAGGCGCGGCCTTTGGCGTTCAACCCCCCTTTGGGGTTCTTGCCTTCCTTGCGTTGCCATGCTGGTGACTTAGCCATAAAACACCGTAACAGAAGATACGTCGGTTGTGTCCAAATACACATCCGTGTTGAAACGAACGCCTTCTGCGGGGAGTAAAGCGTTGAACATTTCAGCAACAGCGGGCGTGTTGAGCGTAATACGAGCCACACCAGAAGAACCACCGTCCTTCAGCACGATTGAACCTGCTGTGGTGGTGGTCGTCAGCATGATGCCTTTGATACGTGCTGGTCCTGCGACCAACGTACCGTCAGTTGTACGTGTCGCACTTAGTACGTCGGTTTGCATGGTCATTACGACCTCCTATCAGGAATCAGCGAAGGGAGTGGCAACAGTGCCGGTACCGTTCAACACACCTGAAACAACATATTTGTTAGCTGCGATGGCAACGATTTGGATGTAGCTGCCCGCAACGCCACCGGTGGTGCCGCCGTTCAAGTTGATGAAGTCGTTAGAAGAACCGTTGGCGGTGAAGCCCACAGTAGCGCCAGACGAGTCGGTGTCAACCATCAACAAAGTGCCGATGAACAAGTCGCTAGAACCAGAGGTTGTACCAATCTTCAAAGAGCTGGTGGCAATGGTGGTGGGCACCCAGATTGTGTAAACAACACCTTCATTGTTGATGGTGTTGGGGTCTTGGCCGGGGCCTGAAGTTGCTGGGTTTGCGCTGGTGTTGATGGTGGGCAAAGTCAAAGTGATGTTTGCTGCCAATGTGCCACCAACAGAAATGATGCGACCACCGTGTGCAACGGGGTTTAATGTGGTGCTAGAGGTGATGTCAACAACAGTTGCGGGACCTTGTTGATACATACCGCCCAAAGAACGAACTGGGCCTTGAAATGTAGTTTGTGCCATGTCTTTTCCTTACATGCAAGTTAGGCGTATCTGTCTGCATGTCGTCAGCCGGGACTGTCAGATACACCGGGGACCCCGGAATGATTGCAATATATCCGATTTAAACAACATAAACAAGTGTTTAAACAATAAAAAAAGGGGACCGAAGCCCCCTTTTTTATTTCGCTATCAAGACGAACCTGAAGAGCCCCACATACCGAGGGGATCAGACCAGCCGAAGCTGTAACGCTCGCGAGCCTTGTAGCGCACGTTGCCAGTGTCGAAGTCACCGTCCATGCTGTTTTGCAAGGGGGTGCGGACAAAGTGCTTCATGCCGTTGGGCACGTCGGTTGTCAAGAACCAAGCGTTGGTGTCAGTCAAGAAGTGGTTAACGGTGTAACCTTCTGGAACTGCGCCCATGTTCTTGATGGCGTTGATGTCGTTGTCAGCGGTACCGACGCGGAGTTCGGTTTCCAACAAACGATCAGCCACGAACATCAATGCAGGGGGCACAATCATCTTCTTGGGTTTAGCAGCGATCAACAGACCACGTTCGTCAGTCCAAGCAGCGATCTGGATCACGGCGGCTTCCAAAGAAGTCTCGTTCAGGTCAACTTGGGTTGAGGGGGTGTTGCTGTTGGTGCCACCAGAAACCAAGGGGTGAGCAGTGCTGAACAAAGCAACGCCGTCGCCACCGGGGTAGCTAGAGCTAAAGCCATTGTTCAAAACCGCAGCGGCCTTGACTTGCTTGGTGTAAGCCATAGCACGGGCCAAAGACTTGGTGTAGCGAGCAGACAAGCTGTCGTACAAGTTATCTTCGATCGCTTCTTCAGTGATCGAGAAACCCAAGGCGATGGTTTCGTGTGTATAGCGGGTAGTCCAAGCTTCCTGTGCGTTGTCATAAGCGATGGCAGAGCCTTCGTTCTTCACAGGTGCTGCGCTGAAGCCAGACAGCTTGGTTTCTTCTTCAAATGAACGCTCAGAACTCTCTGTTTCGTAGATTTCTTTGTGTTCTTCGCCATAACGAGCATACTCAAGACCGAACAAAGCGTTCAAGCCGGGGAGCAACTCTTTCAGCAGTTGTGCGCGTGAAATAGCCATTTTTTACTCCTTATCAAACGCCAGTTGGGTTGAGATACTGATGACCGCCGGTCAGACCGCTAACGTTAGCAGCGTTCCATTTAACGATAACTTCGCAGAAGTTGCCGCTAGAGTTGGCAGTATCAGGGACCACGTCGATGATGCGGATAGGCAGGGTGTCAGTGGTGGTAGCACCAGCGGCGGTATAAATACCAACCTTAGAGTCACCAGTCACAGTCGAACCTGTGTTTTGCACCAATGCGGCGTTAGAACCAATCACGGTACGACCCAAGAAGGTAGGTGTCAAACCATTACCATCTGCGGTAGTACCAGAAACCAACACGACTTTGAACAGCTGATCAGGATCATCTGCAACGAAAGCCAAGATGGTTGAGCCAGACTTAACTGCCAAACTTGCAGGATAGTACTGCGAGAAGGTCAGTTGGCCAGTCACGGCGCTTGTGTACTGGCAACCCATGAACACACCCACGGGGGTGGCTGTAGAAGTGCCAGTGTCTTTTTCAATAGTGCCGCCTGACACAAGCTTCACCAAGTCACCGTAAAAAATGCTGGTGCCGTAGCCGGTACCAGAAGTGTTAGCGATGACGAGTTGGCGAGTTGCGCCAGCAAACACCTGACCACCAATCAGATTGATGGGTTTTAGCCCGTATGGGGCGTCAACGGTAGGATATGCCATTTAAGACTCCAAAAATTAAGAACCAGAACCAAATTTGACCTCGGTTTTGCGCTCTGCGAACAGAGGCATTCGTGGGTCATTTTGACGAAGGAAGTTGTTATCCACCGATTCCATCTGCGCCTTGTTTTGGCCTTCATAGTGGGCAGCACGCTGCTCCATGAACTCTTCAGGAATACGGCAAAGTAACAGTCCACCCACTTCAATGTTGCCTTTAAAGCGACCTTCAGTGGATGCGTGCATCATGAGTTCAGGATAGTCCTCTGCCTTGCAGGGTTCGTATCCTTCTCGTAACTTGGAAGAAATGTTGGATGGATCAGCGTTGCCCAAGATAGATGTGCGAACCCAGCGGTGTTTCCAACCGGGACGCGGCTCTGGACTTGGCAAAACTTCTGGTGCTTTCCAGCTTGTTGGACGTGTAAACGTCACCTGTCGAGCATCTGCCTCGCGGCTTTTACGGTTTTGTGTCTGTTCCATTATTCATTCCTTCCAAGTAAAGCAACCTGTTTAGCGTATTGTTCTGGCGTGATCCCGAGCTTGCGAGCCAACGCAACTTGGGAAGACTTCAGCTTCACGCGACTAGGCGGGGTACTCCGAGAAGCGGGGGCAACTGGAGATGAACTTTTTGCACGGCGCGGAGTATTCTCTTCTGCCGGTTCGACTCTTTTTGGAGGCTCGTCGTCAGCCTCATCGCTCTGAATATCTTCAAAATATTCAGGAAATCGCTTGCGCATTTGCGAATCGATAGTTTGGAAATACTCCTTACTACCAATGTATTCCGAACCATACTGCCGTGCAAGCTTTTTGTCAAGCCCCATTGCAGTCATAGTCATTTCTTCGTCTTTTCCAAACCAGTCGGAGTTGTTTTCGACCCACTGTTGGGTGCGTCGAGACACAACCGGAGCTGGTTGTTGTGGCGCTTCTTGGAAGTTGTCTTCGTGCTCAATTGGCTTCATGTTCGCCACACGCTCTGACTTCAAGGTTGCCTTTGCAATCTCTTCCTGCGCTGATGCCAAAGCTTCTGCGTCGCCCACTTCAAAGGCTTCTTTCAGGCGCTTCTTGGCTGCTTCCAGTTCAGTTTGGACTGCGGATTTAGAGGTTTCGATGAAAGCTTCGCTGCCGGTTTTTAGCTGCTCTTTGAGCTTTTTGTTCTCTTCGTAAACTTTACGAGCAAACTCTTCGGCTGCTACGCGCTCTCGTTCGGCTTGTTCTTTGGCCCGTCGTTCGTCGTGGTATCCACGGGTGAACTTTTTGATACGGTTTTGGACTCGCTCGTCGTAAGAGGCAAGCTCTTCGTCGGTAGGGTCTTCTGGGGGTGGCGCGGCCTTTCGACCACGATCCTCTGGAGGGGTGTCATCTTCAATTTCTAACTCAAACTTGTCGTCGTCGTTATCGGCTTTCTGAGCTTTTTTGCTCTCGATTTCATCGGGAAACTCAAACTCCTCTTGCCCAGCGTGTTTTGGTAATGGCATGTTTAAACCTCCACCCAATCATCTGAAAGCATGTCCGTTTGACTTGCCAGCCATCCGGGGAGATATGCCTGACGACCGTGGGCATTTACTGTCCACATGTCGATGTGAGGCAGGATTTCCATCTCTTCAAGACCTCTTGACTCAAGAAACTCTGCGTCAATTTGGCCATTTGGGCGGAGGTCTGCTTTCTTGACCTTGTATCCGCCAGCCAAAACAAGGAACATGCCCTTGCCATTCCAGCCCTCTCGGGCCACTTTTTTTCCAGCTTTTAAAGCTGTGATTGCACTTCCAAAGTCCATTTTTACTCCTTTATGCAGCGCGGGTAATGCCACGCGGATCTTGAACAACAGCCTCGACCGAATCATCATTGATGATGCGGAACTCTCGGCCATGAATCTTCAGGCGGGTGCCTGAATTGGGGCGGACGATGACAAAATCACCGACCTTACAGCTTGGTCCGTTGGGGAACCGAGTTGTATCTTTATATGCGTCGGGGCCAACTTTGACCACGAACAGCACGGGTGTGAGCACTTCTTCTTTCCAGATCTCTTGACTGGATTTGACCAAGCCTATTTCGCTATCGGCATACTCTTCCATCGCCTCTGGGACGACAGTCAGTAGGTGAAATGTTGACGGGTCAGGCAGCTGTTTGGCTTTCTCTTCGTTACTCTTATTCAGAATACCGGAGAGGTCCACAGCGTTAATGTCGAAATCACTCATTCATTCTCCAAACGTTGCACAAGGTCATTGATGATGGAATCTGCGAGACTTAGACCTCGGATCACCCCGCAGATTTTTTTGTATTCGTCATACGTGTCCGCACGACTGGCAGCGATGAACGCTATTTGCTCATCGCGAAGTTTTGCAATCTCTTTCTGGATATGCGCCAGAATTTGAATGTCAGTGCTCACTTACTTTCCTTTGATTTGAATTTATTGGCTTGCATCTGGGCGCGGTGTTTTGCAGCGTCCAGACCAAGGCGCATCCCTTCTGACTCCATCTGTTTGTTGAGCTTGTCTTTCTGCGCTGCTGAGTTAGCGGCCACTTGCATGGCGGCGATCTCTTTTTGCGCGGCGATTCGCTCTTCTTCCACACGGATTCGGTCTGCTTTTTCGACAGCTTCTATTTGTTGTTTCTGTGCCTTTAGCTCCAGCTCTTTCATCTTGATCTGGAGTTCTTGCATCTGCATCTGGACCACTGGATCCTGCATCTGCTGTTGGGCGGCCTGTTGTTGGGCTTGTTGTTGATCGCGTTGGAGCAACTGTTGTGAAGCCTGCGCGGCCTGAATGGCGATCTGGTCTGCCAGTTGGGCTGGAAGGCGTTTCTTCTCTCCGTCTTCTTCCTCGGCTGGCAACGGGAAACCCATTGTTTCTTCGACTTGACGGCGGTACTCCAGAGCAATGTGCTCGTTGATGTGTGCCATCGCGGCGGCCATGATGGCTTGTGCCTGTGGGTTCATCTGCATCAACTGCTGGATCTTGGGGTTTTGGATCGCAGACATGTGCACCTGAATGTGGGCTTCATGGTTTTGCTCGATGAAAGCCTTGACAGGTTTGCCGGTCAGGAGGTCTTGGTTCTCCTGCACGGGGTCTGTTGGGATCATGTCTTCTTCGATCGGCACCAGTTTGGCGGCGTTTTTGATGCCCAAAACCTCAATCATCTGACGGTGCAGCAGGGGCAAGTCGTAGAACTGAGGGGCAGACTGCGCCAGTTGGAAGACGGCTTGGTACTGCACGATCTTTTGAGCCATTGTGGCTGCGTTGGGATCAGACACGGGGATCACATCCACCATGTCGTAATCCGACTTCTTGATGTTGCGACCGCCGTCCATTGGTTCGTAGTCGTACTCGTCGGGTGTGTAGTCGGCAATGATGACCTTCAAGAGCTTGAACTCTTGCTTCATGCTGTAATGCATACGGGCTTGGACAGCGCCGATCACCTTCAACTGACGCTCCAACAAGGCCAATGTCGAGCCAACAGGAGCCTGAGCTGACATGTCGCTTACATTCATATCACCTGCGGACGCAAACGCACGGCCCTCTTCCACGATCTGCTGGAACAATGTAAACAGCACTTGGCTGGGTTCTTTGTAAGGCAGCGGTAAGATGTTGTCGCGGATTGAGCCACTAGGCACGTCAACATCGCGGAACTCACCGGGTTGTATGGGTGTGTCGTCGCCTTTGATACGCAGACCACGAGACTTCAGGCCGCCGGGCAGGTTTGATAGGGTACCTGCGTCCACCAATTGGCGGATCAGCATGGTTGCTGACTTGGCGTAGCCACCGATCAAGTGGATCAAACCGTAGCCATAGAAGCCAAAACCGGGGATGTATTGGTAGTGGACAAAATGCTGGCGCTTAAGATGCAGCTTATCACCTTCGTACCAGTTGCGGCGGATTGCCAGAACCTGACGCGAACCTTTCTCGATTGTGATGATGTAGGGAAGAGCGATGCCGGTGGGTTCGCCTTTCTTGTTTGTGTGCTCGTAGCCGGGCAAATCGAGGTTCACATGCATCTCTAGGATGCGGTAGCGGTCGTCCTGAATGGCCGACATGCCCATTTCTTCGGCTTTTTGCTTCTCGATGTCATCCAATTGGTAGCTTGGTTCACCCAATTCGACATCACAATAGAAGCCGTTTTCCTGTAATTTCAGAACTTCATTCTCTGTTTTGCGCATTACGTGAGTTACACGCTCTGCTTTTTCGATAGAAGATGCGCCGTAGGGGACGACAATGTCTTCTGCGGGGATGAAGACTGCGGCCTGACGACCAAGTGAGGGGTCGTAGTAGACCTTTTTAAAGGCCGAGCCGGCGATTGGCAGGTTCCACAAGAGTTTTTCATGCTCTGGGCGGTACTCGACCATCACTTCGGTCAATTGGTAGTTCATGTCAGCCTGCACGCGGGCGGAGGCTTCTTGAATTTCTTTGGTGTCTTTGCCGATGATTTGGGTTTTGACGGGGCCGGCGGCTGGGAAAGTCTCTGTGATGCCTTCAGATTGGAATCGAACTACAGATTCCGTCAACATGGGGTGGAACACACCACAAGCTCCAAGCCAAGGTTCTGTGCGCTCTTCATAGCGTAGACCTAGAAGCTTCAAGCCTTCAACGTAGGTGGTGATCCAGTCTTTGCGGTCGTTGATGTCTTTTTCAAACTCTCCGACCAGATCTTCTGCCAAGCTTTGCAGGGCGCTGGCGTCAACATATTCGGCCAAGTTGGCGTCGAAATCCTCATCTGACTCTGGTTCGGGGCGCATCTGGATTTCCATTCCATCGATGCCGATACGAACCTCTTCGGGATCTTCGATTTCAATCTCGATTTGGGGGGCAATTTCCTCTTCCAAACCAATGGGAGCCTGATACAAACCTTTTGCAATATCCATATTGTGTCCTTACACGGTGTAGTACCGCTCTTTGCGGTAGCCTTTGAAATACGTGGGTTCTTCCGGCTCATCTGTCGGGATGGGCAGGAAGCCGCCTTGTCGGAATCTGATGAGGGCCTGCGTGGACGAGTCAACCAAGTCATCATGGTCACCGTTGGGGAACGATGCCAGCTCATCCATCAGTTCATCTGCCCATCGAGTCTCTGGGCACCAGACCATCCCCGATTCAAACAAAGGAGAAACCGCGTTTACACGCGCAATCTTATCGTTTCCTTTGCTCGGCGTATACTCCGAAATCGGAATTCCCATCGCCCGCAGTTCATAAATCAACGGGGCACCGGCGGCACGCTTCTCGATCAGCAGAACATCAGGGTTCCATTCTCGGTAGAACTCTTGGGCAACCTGTTTAAGTTCGGGGAACTCAAGGCGCTTCTTGTACGAATCCAAAATAATGATGTTTGTACGGTAATTCCCCTTGTCATCGGGGTGCTGGAACACTCCCCACGTCGTACAAGCGGAGAAGTCGGCGCGGTTGTTCTTTTCAAACGCCGTATCCCATGATTGGATGATGTGATCGCACATTGGCGGGTTTTTATCGGGCCAAATCTTCCAATATTCCCGTTTAATGATTGCGCCTTCTTCTGAAGTTGGGTTTTGTTGGTACTGCGCATTCCATTTAGACGAGGGAATTTCAGCCCGAATGGCTTCCAATTCTTCTCTCTTCCAAAATCCGGGCCAAAGAGGGGTTCCAGAGGGCAAAATTGCGGGAAATTCGATGACTTCCCAGTCGTTTACACCGTCTTTTTCGGCGTTTTTCAGGATCTGGCCGGTCAAATCACGCTTTGCCCAGCGCGTCATCACAATAATGATGGCCCCGCCGGGCTGTAAACGCTGACGGGGACCGGATGTGTACCATTCATACACCCCATCAAAGACTGCGGGGTTGTTCTGTTTGGCTTCTTGTTCCGAATGCGGGTCGTCAATGATCAAAAGATCAGCGCCCTTACCTGTAACAGCGCCGCCAACACCGATAGCAAAGTAGTCGCCACCCATATCAGTATTCCAACGACCAGCTGCTTTACTGTCGGACGATAGTTTTGTGTTGAATACTTTCCCATATTGAGGTGACTGCACCAAGTTACGAACCTTACGACCAAAACCCACAGCCAACTCGGCTGTATGGGCTGTTTGAATGATCTTCTTTTCGGGATACAGACCCAAAAACCAAGCCGGCAAAAGATAGGAGGCAAACTCTGACTTGGTGTGTCGAGGCGGCATGTTGATGATCAACCTCTTCA